AGGTTGGCCGGACCCGTCGCCCCGGGCGTCCAGGTAAAGGTGCAGGCGAAGGTGTTACCCTGCGAGACGGTTACTTGATTAGTGCAGCTCATCGGGTCTTAACCTTGCCCCGATTGGAAGGGGGGGGGTCAGAGGTCGAAGGAAACCACGTCCGTCGAGCTCGTGATCGTCTGGAAAGACCCGGTGACGCCGTTAAGCGCCGAGTAGGCCATCGTGTAGGTCGTCGCGTCAATGACCACGTCCCGACCCACCCAGACGTTCTGGACCTCCACGTCGTCGAGGTAGTTGGGGGCGTAGGTGTCAGCCGGGTCGGTGTTATAGGCGCCCACCCAGAATGATGTCAGCGGGGGGAACGGCGTGCCAGGGAATGCCAGGGGGCCTTGATAGCCTGTCTGGGGGGTGCCGCCCGAGTCCGTCCAGCTGACAAAGTTCCACCACTGAGCGCAGCGGAAGAAGGTGTTGGCCTCCGAGGCCCAGCCGTCAGTCGCGACGTTGTTGTGGGTTCCGCCAGAAATACCGAAGTAGGTGCTGAAGATGGGCGTGCGGTTGCGACCCCAAGTGGAGTTGGTTTCCGATGCTCCGATCAGGACGCCCATCAGATGCGGGCGTAATAGTATTTCGCGGTGGCCCCGTTCACCTTTACGCGGTCACCCCAGAGGGAGCCGTTGACATACTGATGCAAGGTCCAGACGGTCGGGGCCGAGACGTTATCAACGTCTACCTTGGCAAGCAGGACATACCCATTTGTGTCGGTGTCAGTCAGTTCGACATTTGACGAGATAACCTTCGGGTAAGGGGTGTTCGAGATGCTCGGGTCCGGGAAGGCGTAGGGCGACGCGGCCTCGGGACCGGCTCGGAGATAGACCCAAGACTCCTTGGTCGAGGTATTGAACGTCAGGACATTCGTGGGAGGCGTAGGGACGCCGGATGTCGTGCTGTCCAGCAGCTTCTCGACGCCACCGATGACATCGTCCATCTCTGGGACTAGGTTGTTCAGCGTCCCGGTAATGACCTGAAAGCGGATGGCTCCGCTGACCACGCCGACGATCTTGACCTTGAAGGGAAGGTCGGGAGTAGACGCCACGCTCGGGAACGGGTCGGACGTGTCCAGCGTGAACCCGTGCGAGGACGAGTCGAAGTTATAGCCGACGCCGGGTTGAATCTTCATCAGGCGTTAGCGTAGACCGCCGAGTTGTAGCCCTCGCGGTTAAAGCGCAGCTCATACTGGACCTTGTAGAGCAGACCGAAGTCTTCGAAGGATACCTGAGCCAGGAGCAGTTGTTTTTTGCCGTTGATTTCGAAGGCCGTTCCCATGTAAGTCGGAACCAAGTCCTTTGACGCGAAGGAGCCGTTGCCGGAGGTCTTGCCGACCGCGTTACGCAAGTTGATGACCAAGGCCGAGCTGCTCGTGTAGAACACGCCAGAGAGAGAACACTGCGGGGCAAGGTAGTTGGTCTTGCCGTAGAAGTCCTTGAACTCGGGCTTCTTGAACCCGAGGAACTTCCGGCCAACTGCGGCCTCAAAGGTTGCGCCGTTGTTGCCAGCGTATTCCGCAGGGTTCGTTCCAGCAACCGCAGGGTAAGCAGGGGTCGCAATCGAACCAGTGCCCACGCCCGCAATCGGTGAACCCGAAAAGCCAAGCGCGGTGGCGACTTCAAAGAAGTTAGGGTGGGTCGTGATGTGCTCCGACGTCAGTCCCTGCGAGCCGGTGATCTGCGGGTCGGTCGAGGCGCCGTAGCCAGGGTTGATGCCCACATAGTCCACCGAGTAGGTAGCGATGCCAAGGTTTTCGAAAGATACTGAATACTTGTGAGCCTTGCAGTATGAGTAGGCCCCCTGCGGGCAAGCCGACCCACGGTTAATCGTGCCACCGATGGACGCCGTGATTGCGGCCTTGAAGACGATGGTGCCGGTGGCGAGTCCGTAGCCATCCTCTTGGAACTTCGCCCCAGGCTGTTGGAGTACGGTTGTTAGGTTATTACCAGTGTCGACGCGTGCCATAAATTATTTGGATTGGGTGCCCTTGGTGAAGTCGCCTTGACCGGCGGGAGTGCTGCCGGAGATTTTCTGGAGCTCGGCGAGCTGCGCCAAAGCGATTTCGTTCTGGCGGGCCATGGCCTCCATGACCGGATTAGGTCCGACGCCGATGACGTTTCCGAAGCCTTCCGGGCCTTTAAAGTCTTTGGTTACATTTGCAGACGGAGTGAGGCCAGTTGCTTTAGATTCCTTGGCGATTAAGCCCTGAACTTCGTTTTGAATCTTAGGGTCTAAGGCAATCTGACCCCGAATGAAAGACGACTCAATAACCACACCACGCTTTTTCATTTCACGAGATACAATTTCATCGGCGGCGTCTGTTTCAAGGAACTCCTCGGTTGTCTTAATCCTTTGAATCTTTGCGGCCTCAGTGTCTTGGGCGGCTTTTTTCTCGTTGTTTTTCTTGTTAGCCCAATACTTATCTTCAGCAGACATCAGGGCGTTAGTACCGTCGATAGCGGCTTGATTAGCGTCTTCTTGCTTCTTTTGGTTGTCCGCAATAATCTTGCCAATAAAGCCGATGGCAGCGCCTAGCAACGCCATAGGCCCAAGGAAGGAAAGGAAGATGTCCTTGAATGACGTGCTGAACTTCTTCTGGATGTCCTCGACCTGTTTACCAAAACCAGTCGTCGCCTGCTTGGCCTTGTCCATCGCTTGCGGGACGTCGGAGGTCGTCTTGATGTTGACTGTCAGGTCTTGGGCCATGTCAGGGGGTGCTTTCCTTTGCCGGATTGGAAGCAGCCGCGGCGGCGGCCTCCTTGGCTTCCTCCTCGGCCATGAAGGCTTCCTCCTCGGGCGACATGATCGCCACGTCCGCACCCTTGCGGATAGCCAGGGCGGAGTTCAGCCAGATGGCCTGACACTCCGGCATCTCCCAAGCCCGCTGCTCTGGGAGGCCAGACGCGATCAGGTTGGCCACGATGGACAGCGGCCAAGGCACCCCCTTGTCGCCGCCCCCTGACTTGGTCTTAGTCTGCTCCCAGAACTTGGGCCAGTCTTGGACGAGGATATAACCGGCGAAGGCTTCCAGCAGGCGCTCGAACTTGGCGGGGTGATGGCTTAGGGTGACGATGCGCAGTCGGTCACGCCAGCCCACCTCCCCTAGCTGCTCTTCGGCGCACACTTGGCAGGCAAAGATAAGGTCGGCAGGGGTGATGCCGCGGGAGCCGGTGACCAGCGGGGAGTCAAACGCCATCAGGCGCACCCGATACTTCAGACACCAGGGGTAAAGAGTTCGACCCAGAATCCTGAAAGGAGCCGGGTCGACGTAGGCGTTGAGGAAGCGACGATCCACTATCCTCTAGACTGTGCCCCTTGCGGGGGTGTCAATTAGAAGGTAATACCTTCGTAATCGATGGCCGTGACAGTGACCGACGTAAAGCCCTTGTTCGTGCCCTTGTCGTCAATCTTGGTAATCACGCCAGAGAAGGAAACCGAAGCCGAGCCAGCCGGATAGGCGGAGGCGGTGTTGGTCGTGAAGGCGAGCGTGGCCCCGAGGATGGGCATGGTCGAGGTCTTGGCGATGCCTTCGATGGTGATCTCGCTCTTGCGGTCATCGAGGCGGTGGGTCTTGGTCAGGCCATCTTCATTGACCACGGTGGCCTCAGCGTTGAAGGAAGACGAGAGGCTGTAGCTCTGGACGAAGAGGTTCGTGACAGTACCCGCGACTCCGTAGATGCAGGTGGTTCCGTTGGAGATGGCGGCGCACATAGAGGGTAAAAAATTTTTAGCGGGTTAGGCTTTGTAATTGCAGGCTTTGGAATTGTCTTAGGCGGGCAGGACGACCAGCACGTCAAAGGCGAAGGAAGTCGCCCAGGAGCGCTCGTCGATGCCCTCGTCTTCGGACTGCATCGTGACGTCGTAACAGGCCGCGTCGGTCGATGTGACGAAGGCCGCCTTGATGCTGGTCAGGTCGCGCATATTGCCGGACAGGGCGGCGCAGCGGGCACGGTGATCGGCGAGGGTCGTGTCGTCGGCGTTCGAGAAAAGGGTGATACGGACCGAGCAGCTGAAGTTACCTTCGCCTTCGGGGAGGTCGGCAGGGCTGCGGGCAGACTCGCACAGGACCACGGCCTTGGGCAGGGTCTGGGTCGCGGCGCTGTCCCCAGTCAGGAAGGTCACGGCGGTCAGCCCGGTCTGGGTGGATAGGTAGGTGGCCAAGGTGGCCTCTACGATGTGGCGGATGGATTTGGTTCCCATAAAGGTTAGCGGCGGTTGGCGCGCTGGATGGTGCTGTTCATGTGCTTCTCGAAGCGGGCCTTCATCTGCTTGACGCGGTTCGCGTAGACGAGGCCGAGCACGTCCGCGTCGGTGGCGATGCCGTTTACGTTGCCCTGCGTGTTGGTCACGCTCAGCTCGACGACCTTCTCGCTAGCCGTCAGGGTGTTCGTCCCGCGCACCTGGTTGTGGCGGTTAATCCAAGCCACCTTGAGCAGCTGGACGCCGAAGTCCTTGGGGACGCCGTTGATGACGGGCTTAGGCAGGGAGCGAAGGGCCGAGGCCCAGCCCGCCTTGATCATACCGACCATGGCTTGGCGGTCGCGGATATATTGGTCGAGGTCGGACTTAGAGTCGACGAGCATCTTGAGTTTGACCGGGCGGACGGACTTGCCGATGCGGCCTCCGAACTTGCCCTTGATGCGGTTATGCGGAGGACGCAGCTCCTGGACAAACCCTTGGCCGTAGTCGGTCATGACAGGGTTGGTCGTGTTAAAGTAGTTCTTAGCCTTCTTGAACGCCCGGTCATAGTCGCGGTCGTTCGCGATCTTACGCATAATGGGCGGGAGGTTCTTCAGAGCCTGGAGTGAGCCCTTGCCGATGACCTTGTTGAACAGGCCGATGTCGTTGGTCTTGGTCGCGTAGGCCAGCTGATTGGTCAGGAGGGCGGCAGCAGAGTTGGCGCTACGGTCGTTAGCCGCGACGAACATCTTCTTGATGTCCCCGGCCACGGCGTTGTCGCCCGCCACTTGGGCCGCCTTGGATAGGCCACGGCCTCCGCCCTTCGGCAGGGGAGGGGTAAAGGTCGCCGCGTCTTGGCAGGCCAGCGCAGCTTGTTCAAGCGCCGCGTCCCGCATGGTCTGCCCGGTGTTGGCCGCGAACTGACGCAGGGCCGCAATGAACTCAGCCTGAGACTTCGGACTGACTGAGACCGTCACCACAGGGTTTACTGGTTATCGTCGATGACGACGAGCGTGATCCATGCCGACCCGGGCTTGTAGGTCTGGCTGGTGATGCGGACGGTCTTCCCGCCGGCCACGATCTTCTTCCCCTGGGCAAGGCTGGCGATGGGTGCCCCCGCCGACAGTAGGGCCGCCGATGCCCCCATAGACCCGTCTGGCTGGCTCCAGGAGGCCGTTACAGCGGGGAGCCTGACCGAGTACTGGGTCCGCTCCATATACCCCCCTGCTTCGAGCACGGTCGAGACGGCGGGGTCGGAGATGAGGCAGGAGAAGGTGATGGCGCCAGAGTTGGCCGACCCGGCCACGCCGAAGTCCGCCACCATCTCTTTGGCGTCATTGAGAAACTCGGTTCCGTAGAGGCTCATCCTATACTTGCCCGGATTGGTAGGGGGCACAAAAAAGGCCCCCATTTCTGGGAGCCTCGTTTGAACCTTGGACCGCTATTAGGCGGCGGTCTTGAGGCGGTGGAGGGAGGTCGCGCGACCGACAGCGGCACCGAAGAGCAGCGTGGCGGTGACGTTGTAGTAGCCGGACTGTTCCTGGCCCATGAGGACCTGGACGCCGAGGCCGGTGTCGGCGTCGACAGCGTTGGCGACTTCGAAGCCCGGGATTTCGGACATCGGGAGGGCCGAGGCGACAGCGATAGCGTCAGCGCCGCAGGCGAAGCCAGCGAGGTTTTCGGCGTTCGCCGGGAGGCTGTTCCACTGGTAGACAGCGGCACCGGCGAGGGTACCGATCTGGCCGGAGGTCAGGATGCCGGCACCGAGGACGGAGTTGCCGATGATGGTGGCGTCACCGAGGAGGCCGTTGGCGTAGGTGCTGTTCAGGATGAACGCGCGGGGCTCAGCGGCCTTGGCGGCGTCGAGCACGCCCTTGGCGGTCACGACTTCAGCGTAGGTCAGGGCGGCACCAGTGTCGACGGACGAAGCGTAGTTGGCGTTCGTGATCAGCGCGCCGATTTCAGCCAGGCACTTTTCAGCGAGGGCGTTGGCGGCGGTCGGGACGAAGGCGTTCGAGAGGAACTGAGCGCCATACATCTTGACGTCGAGGGGCGAGAAGCGGCTCGAAACCTTGAAGTGCTTGAGGGTGACGTTGGCGGCGGTGATCGTCGCGTCGTCCTGGGTGAGGTAGCCGCCGGTCGAGAACTCGGTGGCGGTGGAGGTGCCGATCAGCGGAACCTGGACCGTCTTGCCGG